AGACTCACTAGACTCACATTAAGACTATTAATTAGATGAGGTCCCGGTCATAGCAAACGCAGTTCTCAATCTGTTCATAGTATTCATCCACGACCTTTAGCCACTTCTCCCGAAATGCATTCAGATGTTTCCGGCTAATACGAAACACTTGATTTCTCGTTGGTGTTGATACCAGAATTCCTGCTTGCTGTACCTTCATGCCAAGGGTCTGCTCAATACCCATGTCATAGGCCGCCAGTTGCAAACAACATTTATTGAACTTCATATATCCACCAAGAAGGTCACGCCATTCCGTGGAACCCTTCTCCAAATTCTTAGGCCACCAACGGCTATACGGTTTAACACTCGTCTTGAGATCAACAAGTGTCAACTTATTATTGACGACACAAATGATGTCAGGACTACCAACCCACGGCCGATCTTCTTCGTCACGACCCCAGACCCGACCGACACCATCCGATGAGATGGCAAATTGATGCTTATAGAGTAGAGGTGTTTCAGCCCATAACACCTCCTGGAACTGGTCAAGGATGGGTGCCATACCATCCCAAAAGTCTTGATAATCTACTGGTACCTCAAAGTCTTCCTTCTTGAGGTAGTGTTCCATACAGGAGTGAATAGCTGTACCGCGTTCCGCAGCAGCTTCCTTAACACCTGGGTTGTTTTTGGACCACATCTCAAGCTTACGCTTGTTGGCTTCTGATGCAGTTTCTGAGATAATGGTGGTTACTGACGCAGCAGGACCAGTACCAAAAGGAGTATGATAATGACGTTTGCCATTGATTGTGATACGAGCTGGTTTACTGTTTAGTTCGTCAAAGATTTCTGGCTTCTTTTCAAACAGTTGTAAAAGAGTCGTTTCTTGTTCTTGATCCAAAGCTTTGCTTGGTTATATTGATTTCATTCTAAAGCCTATTGGTTGATGTCAACCCCCTTACTGCTCCTCCTCTTGTCACTATTCTTTGTAATAGTTGTTGATATTGCCTTGTTCTGGTCGGTTTTGATCTTCTAATGGCCTGCAAACTTGTCCGGTTTTACTTTGATGAGAAGGATGGAGAGCGGCGCATGGAGCAGGCTTTCGTTGATCTTGATGCGGATGAAGCAGACCAATACGAAGAAAACCTTATCAAAAAGTCCATTCCTTACACCAGGATTGACCTTTAGCGCTAACGTATCCAAAGCTCTATCTCACCCTGGTGCCGAAGTCAATTGAATTTATTGGGACCATGGTCCTTACCGGTGGTGCGGACCTAAAGACTCAATTCAAAGCCATTGATTTTCCAGTTAAAAAGTATTGCATTATTGACAACTCATGCGGCAATCGTGACGTACAGAATGCCATTGATCATTTATATTCAAGTCCTTCTCCTTACGTTGATCAATTAGTTGTTGTCCATAATGCTTTTAATGTCGGCTTCTCTGGTTCCATCAACCAACTGATCAAACAGAATCCAACGCTTCCCTACTGGTGTTTCCTTTGCGTTGACTGGCATCCCCTCCCAGGTCAGCTCAAGATCTTAGCCGAGCGCCTGGAGGAGCCATTCCATGGCTTGCTTTGCGATGACACGATGCATGGGTACTCAGCCATGGTGTGGACGCCAGAGCTGATCCAGAAGGTGGGACTGATGGATGAAAATTTTTATCCAGCGTATTACGAAGATAATGACCACCGGTATCGAATGAAGCTGATGGGTCTTGATTGGGAATACTGTGTGTTGAAATCAAGACATGAGGCAAGCAGTACGTTACACAGCTCTCCGCACTTCATCGAGAGGAATCGAGTGACATTCCCCCTCAACTTTGAGTACTACCAAAAGAAGTGGGGTGGACCTCCTGGTAAAGAACAATACAACTCTCCATTTAATACGTATGCCTCGGTTGACTACTGGCCCTATGATCCGACCAGGATTGCCAAACAGCAATGGACTTGAGCATCTATGGCGGCACCGGAACCATTGGTAGCTACTACCACGGCCTCTACGGAGGAGATGTCATTGATCGCAAGACCTTGGCACCATCCTCCTCTCAAGTTCTTTACCTTATTAGTACAACCGATAATTACAACATCTATACGGATCCAACTCTTGATGTATCAACAAATCTCCTGGAGCTAACCAAACGGTTAGAAGCCTGCCGCAATGCTGGTGTCAAAGAATTTAATTTCATCAGCAGCTGGTACGTCTATGGCAAGGATCTTCATTTCTTCCACGAGGAATCCGTTTGTCATCCCAATGGTTTTTATCCGATCACAAAGTATGCAGCAGAACGTCTTGTTATTGAGTTCTGCCAGACATTCAGCATTACATGGCGAATCTTAAGACTTTGTAATGTTTATGGAACAATTGATCAGTTCGTTTCACCAAAGCGAAATTTTCTCCAATGGTGTCTCCAGAACCTAGATGAAGAATCGCCCGTTGTCCTCTTCAAAGATGTGCATCGAGATTACTTGCACATCTTTGATCTCTGCCGTGCCATTAACCTAATCTTAACCAAAGGTCGCAAGAACATTATCTATAACGTTGCCTCTGGACACGAACAACAACTCCTAGACCTGGTCCTGCTTGGCAAAGCGTTTCTTGAATCATCGTCCAAGGTTGACACCTGTGATGCTCCTACAAGTTATCGCCAACATTTAAGGAATCGTTTTTCTATTGAACGGTTGCGTGATTTAGGTTTTAGTCCCATGATTGGAATAGAAGAAGGTCTACTAGATCTATGTCGCATTCAAAAGTACTGTACTCCGGACCGTATTTTGACGGTACCGAAATTCAAGCAGCTATTCGCACCTTAGAACAAGGGGAGTGGTACCCAGCCGGTAAGGAGGTTGATACCTTTGAACGTCAGTTTTCCAAACGGTTCAACTTTGTTTCCTCCTTGATGGTAAATAGTGGGAGCAGCGCCAACCTTGTGATGATTGCTGCTCTCAAACAGTATTTCGGCTGGAAAGATGGTGACGAAATTATTGTCAGTGTCGTTGGTTTCCCAACGACCATTAATCCGATCCTACAAAATAACTTAGTACCCAAGTTTGTTGATATCACATGGGATGATTTGAACTGGGACCTGGACCAGATTGAAGGTTTAATTACGCCTCGTACCGTTGCCGTATTCAGTAGCCCAGTCCTTGGTAACACCTACGATCTTGACAAATTACTTGACATTTGTATTCGCCATGACCTGGAGCTAATTGCTGATGGTTGCGATTCACTGGGATCCAAGTGGAAAGGTAAGTATCTCAGTGAGTATGCAGTTGCTAGTTCCACGTCATTTTATCCAGCGCACCATATCACTACATTGGAGGGTGGTATGGTTTCTTCTAACATCAGCGAAGTAGTTGATATTGCCCGTCAATTTGCCTGGTGGGGACGTGACTGTTATTGCGTTGGCTCATGCAATACATTGGCTCAAGGTACATGCGGCAGGCGGTTTGACTTTTGGTTAAAGGATTATCCGTGTCTTGTCGATCATAAGTATGTGTTCAGTCAAATTGGTTACAACTTAAAGCCACTGGACTTGCAGGGTGCCATCGGTCAAGTGCAACTTGAGAAGTTCGATACCATCCATCAGCGTAGACGTCATAACTATGATGTTATATCTTCTTACTTCAAAGGCTTCCCTGATGACGTACGCATTGTCTCGGAAAAGTTACCTGCTGAAACCTCATGGTTTGGTGTTCCGATTATCTGCGAGAATCCAATGGTCAAAGAGAAGTTGCAGCAGTACCTAGAAGGAGAAGGTATCCAGACCCGCAATTACTTTGCCGGCAATCTTCTGTTGCATCCTGCCTATCAACACCTTGGTGATGCCAAAGATTATCCCAATGCCTATGAAGTCCTGCAAAAGGTCTTTTTCCTTGGCACCTCACCGACCTTGAACCAAGAGAACCTGGAGCACATCAATTCAGTCTTGATGTATTTTAATGTGACATCACCCATTAAATGCGATGGCTATTCTTGTGTTTTTGATCTATGATGGTATGAACCGTAATTAAAGTTTCGGCTTTTACCATTTCTCCTAGGAGGCATTGATGGCACAATATAACGAACAAGGAAGTCCAATGCCCTCGCTTGAGTTCTACCAGGACGTCCTCAGTAGTCTCATTGCCTCCAAACAAAATGCTCAGTCTAACAATTCGTCGTCCCAAGGAATCGGAAATGACCCTCAGCAGTCAGGTCAAGGAAGCTACGAATCAAGCAGCTTTGAATCTGCGTGAAGCATTAGCCTTTGCGTCCCGCTCCGAGCATCCGATTCTTGTGGCAACACTTGCCGAATTAATTGTCCGTGTTGAATCCCTTGATTCTTTGGACCAGGCAATGGCTACCTTTATGAAGGGCAGGGATGAAGTCTGCGAGCCATGATTAGAATGTCCTTGTCACGGAACGATTAATGACCGAAGAATTTAAACCAGGTGACATTGTAGTTAAACGCTGTGGGAGAAGGCCTGCCAGGGTTATAGGTAAAAGCCGCTGGCATAATGATCATTTTGAGTGTGTATATTTACACAACAACATTAAGTTTTCTGCTTCTAAACACGACTTAAAACATTACGAAGGAGATCTTGAACCTGTGACACAGACCAAAACCCTTTATTCTTTTGCCATTGACGGTAAAACTTGCTACGGCACCCACATTGGGACCAATAGCCAAAACCAATACCTTATTGAAGAAAAAGGTACAGGACAAATTCGTGTCTTTGACAAAAAAGACTTAGAAGAAGTTTTGCCTTATACCTTTAGTGCCAAGATGGGCAACAGTGAGAACCACTATGTTGGCACTCCTGGTTCTGTTCAAAAAGATGATATCCTCCTTTATACAGGCAGTGGACGTTTAGAGGTTGCTGTTGTTACTGCTGTTGACACAAAGAGTAAAACTGCTCGCAGTAAATTCAAAGGCGTCAAGCTCTCGACGGCACCGCTTTAATAGATGTAGTTCATGATACACTACTTAAGACCAGCAACAGTGAACGGTTGCCCTGGGTAAGTAGATTCATTGAACAAACCCGGTTAACACCGGGTTTTTATTTAGCTATACTATTCAAAGTTAAAGTTTTAATTATGAAACCGGATTTTAAAGAGTGTACAAAATGTAAAGAACTTAAACCCTTGACAGAGTTTTATAAAGAACCTAGGACAAAGATTGGGCTTCAAGCTCGGTGCAAGGTTTGTCATCAAAATTCTTGTGAAAATTACAGAAAAAAACATCCTGAGATTTATCGCAAGGCCAGCCTAAAACATTGGCATAATTTAGATGAAAAGAAAAAACATCAAAACTGGATCAAAAGATATGGTTTATCTGCAGAGAAATACAATGAAATGTTTGAAAGACAAAAAGGAGTTTGTAAGATTTGCGAAAAAGAATGTTTAAGTCGCCAAGTTCTCAGTGTTGATCATTGCCATAAAACGGGAAAAATTAGAGGACTTCTTTGCGTAAAATGCAATACATCATTAGGCATGCTTAATGATGATATTAGTCTTTTTTACAAAGCCATTGAATATCTTAAGAGTTTCGCAGACATGCCTTGATCATCCATGCGGCTTTAAATGCCATACCACAGAGATCAGCAAAATAATTCTGGACATCAGGTGCCTGGATCTTAGCCGCCTGTTGTTCCATCTTCTTAGCTTTCATCCCAAGATCTTCTAAGTTCTTGTAGTAAGTCATGAGCATGTCATTAGCCTTATAGCTTGTGCAATGTTTGAACTCAGGACTTGCCGCTATTAATCCTTCATGACACATTGGCATCAGATAGTCCATCGATCGGATCAGTTCGCCGATGGTATCAAATTGTTCTAGATGTGCCTCATACTGGTTTTTTAAAAACTCATGCATGCTTAAGAAATTTGGGCTCTCCAGGTTCAGGTGAATGAGATGCGCCTGGACCTGGAGCTGATGGACGTATGCCGCAACACTGGTCATCTGCTGGATGAAGCCACCCAGATCCCCTGCTTTGGACTTAGGAGCAGCCTTGGGCTTGGGCTCTACTTGCTGCTGCTGTGCCGTTGGTTGAGGAGCGGGAGCAACAGGGGCTGGAGCAGGAGCTTGATAGCTTGTATTGCTGTACATACTTAGGTTAGATCTATTGATATTTTAAAGGATCTCAGCCCATTCAAAGGCGAATAAGACGTCTGTATTATTACTGATTGGTGTAGCAGCAAGTGTTAATACATCGCTTGTTCCTGTGATTGTGCGACCCAATTGATTAGTAAAATCAATTTCATCTGCAATGGAGATCTGTCCCTGTTTCTCAAGATACCCTGAGTTGATCTGAGTACCGCCTGACATCCCGCTTGCAGTGATGTCATAGTCTACATTTCCATTGCTATGAGTTGTATAACTTGCACCAGACAATGTTGCATTTTTTATGATGCTCCATTTGACATTTGAATTGCTTGTGACAATTCCTCTGATCTGCCGTGGTACAACCACTGCATCAAGACGAGATGAGTTTAATCGAATAGAGACAACTGGATAACGAGTCCCTGCAACAGCTAAGGTCTTTGGTGTGGCACCAAGATCTGCGGAGTATGTTTCACCTGCTGCTGTATAACCACCCTCCGAGAGGACTGAACTACAAATTTGTTTTGCCGTCGTACCAGAGGCGATAGTTCCAATGTTTTCTATCTCTTGTCTAATAGGTAATGTCGCTGTTGTCATATAGGTTGTTGTATTTTGATTTACATTTTTGAATGTATGACAAATGACAGGGACACCATCGTAGACAAAGCCGACTCTTACATCACCAACACCAAGCCATTCCAGATCTGTCCAAAAGATATTTGCTTTGCTTGGATTAATAGTTTTACCAGTAACACCAAGACCGTTTAGTGGATCACCATTCCACTGGCTTTGCGGAATTCTTGTATTAACAACGGATCCTGTTACATAGGACCTTAGGACAAAGTAAAGTGTGTTCCCTTCTTGTTCAAAGTAAATACCATTTTGTGTGCCAAAGTAACCAACGCGTTGCCGAAGGTTAGTCTGCTGTGGAGCAAAGGCAAACGATAGTAAGACTAGAAGTGATTTACCAGGTTGATAAGGAAATACCTTTTTGGTTTCTTGGTAGATGTAATCACCAGATGCAGTAGTTACGGTGAGGTCAACAGCAGATTCGTTGGCTCGATACGTTGTTGTTGCACTACCACCACTAGCGGTTGTCCACAGAGAATCTTGAATATAACGTTGTTGACTATCAAAGATAGTTAAAGGGGATGAGATACGTAATCTACCAAAGGCATCACTACCTGCATCCCCACCTTGTTTTGTATTAAGGAATGTACCAGACGCCGTAGATACATCAATGCTTCCGTAGTCAATGTAACCGGAGTGGCCATTACCTAAATCATTAACGTATCTAAGAGTTGTCATTTACTTATCGATATCTTTTATTAATTCTAGTACAGCTGCACAACGATCTGCGTTTTGCTTGAAATAAGAAGCTTCTTCTTTCAAGGCAGCTTTCAGATAAAAGATAAATTCTTCTGGCGTAATTTGAATTTCATTTTCTTGTTTAGATGTTATCCATAGCGATACAAAATCCAGCATTTCAGCATACATTTTTTCAAGTACAGCCTCTTTATTGAGCTGTGCCATTGACAATCCTTGTTTTACCTTGGAGGTATCGTGAAGATTTTCTCTTGCTTCCTTGTGATTTATTTTGTTATCTTGGAGTAATTTCATTACGTCAAGAGATATGGATCAATGCAATTCTAGGAGGCTGACGCCTCCTGTCATATAAGAAAAACTTATATTTTGCTACCTTTAATCAAGTGTTTTTAAATACCCCAGACTGAGTTTATTGCCGTAATCTCATCTATTGAAAACATCTTGCTAAGTCCAGATGTTCTTTCAAACATGAGACCTTTATTCAAGTGATGTTCCAAACCTAATGCATGTCCTAACTCATGAGCAACCATGGTAGCCATTTGGCTTCCTTTCTCTGCATAGAACGTTCTAGGATCTACTTGTAATTTCCATTTGTTAGCACTAAAGGCTGCCCATGCATTAACAGCAGTAGGCAGACGCCTATACTGTATGAGTACATCAGCTCTCCTTGCAGATTTAACAAAATTAAAGTCAAGTCCTATTTGATCATCAATGGCATAAAGCCTACGAAGAATAGGTTGAACTTTATCTTGGTTTACGCTTCTTGTTATTAAT